AGAAGGTGTTAAGTATTCTAAGACTGTTGCATTACTTGTTGAAGCAATCAAAGAACTTACCGCTCGTGTAGAGGAGTTGGAAAGTGGCAAGAATTGATACTAATTCATTTGACGTTCTAGCAGGTAGTTCTAGTAATGGAGTAATGAAAAGGGGATTCTATGAATATGGATCTCCTGGTTATTCTGCTGGACGTTTTGCTCACTTCAAAACTAATATCATAGGCGGTTACATTATGTCTATGGTTGAAGCAAAGGGAACTCATTACGGTGCCTCTCAGTTTGTGCACTCTCGCTGGAACTTTTATTCATACAGTACAGGTGTATTGTATAGAACTCAGTTTCAGAATATAGGTGGGGCAGGCGGTCTTACTGCTGGTGGGGTGTATGTGTCATCTGATAACTATGTTGTTTTGTGGTGCGAACTACTTTCGAATGCTGGAGATTGTAACTTCACATTTAATGCAGTTCATCCATGTCCGACAGGATCAAGATTCGGTATACAAATAACTGCACATACTAATGCAACTTCTAGTGGGAGTCAGTACTAATGGCGGATTTAAAAGGATTAGATGTTACTAAGAATAATTCTCTTGGTCAATCATATGGTTACAATGAGCAGTTAGCAATATACAATCATTTTACAACCGCTCAAGGTAGTGCATATATTCATCTCAAGACCAACCAATATAAAACATATAATCAGATAACCACTATTGAAGGAACTGGTTATAATTACGGTACAGGTAAACCTATAAAATGTAGATGGTCGTTCTATGCATATAACAATCTGTTATACGATAAAGGAACTACAACCGATTCTAGTTCAGGTGTAGATGCTCATGGTATGTATTTGAGTTCAGACGGATATGCAGTTATTCGTGCATATGCTTCTAGTGTATACTTTTTAGGTCTCATGCTCAATGCATATACATCTGGAGCAGGTACTCATCCTTTTGGTGGTCGAGTCGAGATAACCGCAGTTGCTCAGAACGGAACTTCAGGGAATCACTTCTAATGAGAATAGCAGATGATGTAAGAATAACTCCTAAAAATGTATCCGATAAGAATTATCAATTGGGTAAATACTGGTATAATACTACTACGAACTCTGGCGGATATATTCACCTTAAAACCAACATTGCTAATAAGTCAAGTGTTATGTTTCATATTCAATGTGAAGGATTTAACTATGGTAGAGCAAGAGCAATAGACTCGGTTGTTACTGGTTATACATATTCTGGTTGGGATTCAGTTCTTAATCAATACATGGTTAATTATGCTGGTGGTGCTTCTATAGAGTCTACATACATATCTTCTGATAATTACGTATGCATTAGACTATATTCATCATCATGGTACTATTCAGGTTTTCTTGTACACGCAATGTTTCCTTGCCCTTCTGGTAGAGGACATGTTTTAGAAATAACAGATACAAACTTTAATCAAAATAATGGGAGTCATTTCTAATGACAGACTTTATAGATAGTGATGGTAATGGTAATCCAATTGCCGCACCGATATTACCGACATATGACGTTGAACGTTCTATGGAATATCCAAATTTAACAGAACAACTTGATATGTTGTGGCATGCTATGGACGCAGATCCAAGTAAACGATTAGAACCTTTCTACTCGACTATCAAAGCAACTAAAGACAAGTATCCGAAGGACTAAGACATGGCATTAACTAAAGTAAATCGAAAAACGAGTAGTGTACCATCTATTGATGACCAAGGCACAGGTGGTGTTACAGGTATAAATATCAGTAGCAGTGGTATCGTTGATTTAAAACTCGCATCTACAGTCAACAACAACACAATCTTTCATTCAGGTAATGATGGTGCAGGTTCTAATCTAGATGCTGATAAGTTAGATGGTCAACAAGGCACATATTACAGAATTAATGTATACAACTCTTCGGGTACATTACTCAATTAAGGCATAAGAAATGGCAACTCCTAATACAAGAGACGAATTAATAGATTATTGTTTACGGGCATTGGGTCATCCAGTGCTTGAAGTCAATGTTGCTGATGAACAAATGGAAGACCGTATTGACGAAGCACTTCAATACTTTCGTGAGTTTCATCCAGATGGTAAGAGACGTTTCTATGTCAAGCATCAAGTAACTCAGAATGATATTGATAACAAATACATTGACCTAACAGCAGATGTATTGACTGTTGTTCGTATGTTTCCTGTCAATGACATGACCGCATCTACTAACTTCTTTGATATCAAGTATCAGATGATGTTGAATGATATCACAGACTTAAACAACTATGCAGGTGATATCGCATACTATGAACAGATGCAACAACATCTTTCACTTCTTGATATGAAATTGAATGGTGCTCCTCAGATTACATTTGATAGACAAGCACAACGTGTTTACTTTGAACATGACTCAGCAGACTTCACAGTAGGTCACTATATCATTCTCGAAGTATATGGAGACTATGATCCTGATGCAGGTGTCACTTCTGACTTAAATTCTCTATGGAACCATAAGTTCTTGAAAGAGTATGCGACTGCATTGATTAAGAAACAATGGGGTCAGAACATGTCTAAGTTTGAAGGAATGCAATTACCTGGCGGTGTGACTATCTCAGGTCGTCAAATCTATGATGACGCACAACAAGAGATTGAACAGATATTACAGAAGTTTAGAGAAGAACAAGACGTTGGTCCAATGTTCTTTATGGGGTAATACATGGCGACTAATCCTTGGGTATCACAACAAGTACGTGGCGAACAGAACTTATATGAGGACTTAGTAATTGAGTCCTTGAAGTTCTATGGTCAAGATATCTATTATCTGCCACGTGAGATTGTGAACAAAGACAAAGTGTTTCTTGATGACGTACCATCTCGTTTCTCTGATTCATACAAGATTGAAATGTATGTAGAGAATGTAGATGGGTTCGAAGGTGAGGGTGATTTATTCTCTAAGTTCGGAGTAGAGTTACGTGACCAAGCAACATTTGTCGTCGCACGTAGACGTTGGAAGAATCTCATCGGTGATAAACTTGATGCCTATAACTTCCGTCCACGTGAAGGCGACTTAATATACATTCCTTTCTCGCAGTCTATCTTTGAGATATTCAAGGTAGAGACCGAGACGCCATTCTATCAGTTAAATCAATTACCGACATTCAGACTTCAGTGTGAGTTATTCGAATATAACGATGAAGACTTTGATACAGATGTCGAAGGTATTGATGACGTAGAAGAAGAAGGTGCATATCAATATAAACTTACTATGAATACGCCTGCTGAATCAACTGCTACAATTACAGGCGGTATAACATTTGAAGGTGAACTAAACAACTTAACAGTAACTANTCCAGGTCGTGGTTACTCTACAGCACCTACAATTACTGTTTCTGATAATCCGGGATCAAACTCTAAGTTCGGTAATGCATCTCTTAACGCATCTCGTGGTCGTGGTATCGAAACAAATTATCTACTGAATGGTAATAATGGTACTATCGAAATGTGGGTTAATGTTGACCAACTACCATCTTCAGGTAGTCAACAAGCACTCTTCTTAACGGGTGGTACCGAAGACGACTTAACTAATCAATATATGTGGGGTATCAACTCTACTGGTCAACTTGTGTATTCACGTGGTGATAATCAGGGTGGTGGTGTAGTAAGTCCTACTGGTAATAGTATTCTGTTTCAACAAGGCACTTGGCATCATTTATTAATTGGTGTTGAAGGTAGTAGATTGTTCATATACTTTGACCAAATTATAGAACATGATGCTACGTATGCTGGAGTAACTTTCAATTGGTTCACGTCAGAAGGTTTCTCTACTGGTGCTGATGCCGCTCGTGAACTTGACGGTATTCAGTGGGATGGTCTTGAAGGTTTCATTGACGAGTTCAGAGCAAGAGTTGGTTCACGTTCTACACTCATGGATAATCGTTACATAGATTCTGGTGTCAACACATCTTTATTTGAACAGGACGCAGAATGGGATTCTGATGTAAGCACAGCATACTTAAATCACTTTAATGCGATAGATGCAGACCTTACAGCAGAAATTACTAACGGTCAGTTATCTGGTATTATTACTAATAATCCTGGTCTGTACTATGATATTCCGCCTACAATTACTGTAACAGCACCTTATTCTGGTGGTTCGTATCAACGTAATACTATTGTAGAACAAGACTTTGGTACATACACAATGAAAGGCGAAGTAGCGAAGTGGGATTCAGAAAGCACCACGTTGTACCTAGCACACGTAGGAGCGACAGATGGGCAGTATCATACGTTCAATACTTCATTACCAGTAGTCAGTGATGATGCAACTTGGGCACCATCATTAGTAGAAGAGTTAGAATACATTCAAGAAGTCGAAGATGGTGTTGCTCAGAATCAATACTTTGATGACTTTGAAAGTGACTTCTTAGACTTTAGCGAAAACAATCCATTCGGAGATATGTCATAATGTTTGGAACATGGTTTTATCACAAACGAGTACGCATGGCAGTCTCCGTCTTTGGTTCACTGTTCAATAATCTTTACGTATTACGTCAGAACAGTGCGGGAGAAACTATCTCGCAAGTCAAGGTGCCATTGTCATATGCACCTGCTCGTTCTTTCATTCAACGACTTGAAGAGATGCGTGACGGTGAAGAACAAGAACGTAGAGTCGCAATGAAGTTACCGAGAATGTCATTTGAAATAACATCAATGCAATATGACCCGACTCGTCAGTTACCAAAGTCAAATAATTTCTCTTCTTCAGTTGCTAATGATAGTACTAAGAAGAATATATTCTACTCAGCAGTACCTTACGATATTACGTTTGACGTGAATATATACGCAAAGTCTCAAGATGATGCGTTACAACTTGTCGAACAAATACTACCGTACTTCAACCCTCAGTATACAATCTCAGTGAAACCTTTCTATGAGGATCATCCAGAGATTAAAGAAGATGTACCGATTGTTTTACAGAGTGTAGACTTCTCGGATGACTANGAAGGTTCTGTTGGTGACCGTAGAACAATTATCTACACACTATCATTTGCTATGAAAATAAGTTTCTATGGACCTAACGATACAAGTAACGTAATTCGTGAAGTTAATAATAACCTATATATTCTATCGGGTGACAGTGATAGAGAAGATTTTCAATACAGAATGCAACTCACCCCTACACCATCTAATGTTGGTTTAGATAGTGATTATGGGTTTAATTATAGTTATTTGGATAGCGCATTATAATGTCAGATGATAAAGATAAAAATGTAGACATGGACTACGAGTATGCTCGTAATGTCTACTATGACTTGATTGATAAAGGTCGTGATGGTATTGAAGAAATGCTTGAACTCGCACGTGCGTCGGAACATCCACGTGCGTTCGAAGTTCTTGCTACTATGATNAAGAATACTGCTGAAGTATCTGACCGTCTTATGAAACTNAATACAGACAAAAAGAAACTACAAACTATCGACAAACCTGCATTGACTAATGAAGGTGGTACTACTAATAACAATATCTTTGTTGGTTCAACCACTGAACTTCAACGTTTCTTACAGAATGAAGAGAAGGTGATTAACGATGACAGTGGAGAACAATAAATCATATCTCGGTAACCCTAATGTAAAACGTGATGGTGTTGCTGAAGAATGGACAGAAGAAACAATACGAGAATACAAGAAGTGTATGGGAGATCCCGCATACTTCTGTAAAACATATGTTAAGGTAGTACATCTTGATAAAGGTCTTGTTAACTTCAATCTATACCCATACCAAGAACGCATGTTCGACCATTTTCAAGAAAGTCGTTTCTCTATTGTACTTGCTTGTCGTCAATCTGGTAAGAGTATTAGTTCAGTTGGTTATCTTCTTTGGTTTGCTTTATTTCATTCTGAAAAAACGATTGCAGTACTTGCTAACAAAGGTGCGACTGCTCGTGAGATGTTAGCACGTGTTACATTAATGTTAGAGAACTTACCATTCTTTTTACAACCAGGATGTAAAGCACTCAATAAAGGTTCAATCGAATTCTCAAATAACTCACGTATCATTGCCGCGGCAACATCTGGTTCTTCTATTCGTGGTATGTCTGTTAACTTACTATTCCTAGACGAATTCGCATTCGTAGAAAATGCGACAGAGTTCTATACATCGACATATCCAGTAGTATCATCTGGTAAAGACACAAAAGTTATTATCACATCTACAGCAAACGGTATTGGTAATCAGTTCGAGAAGATATGGACTGGTGCAGTTCAAGGGACTA